GACCAGTTTATAAATAAATTCAAATCCAAATATCCAGATTTGAGGTTGCGTGGTATTACTTCTAGATTAAAGAGAGCTTACCTTTCTTATGTTCGGGAGTACCATTTAGGGTATGTGTTGAATAAGCACTTCAAGAAGGTTATATATGACGAGCAAGTAGATATTGCTGGTATTGATTACGTTATATATTACAGAGGACGCAAGTTCAATATACACGCTTTCGTCAATACTGAGAATGGTAAGTATTGGCGTGAGATAAAGAATGGTAGACATAAGTTTCGTGGTGAGCATTTAGATTTACCTATGGACTTAGACAAAGGTAAGAGATGCGGAAAGCTCATACTATATACTGATGAGCAAGTAGAAGCCTTGAAGAAGGAAATGGACAAGGTTATAAAAGCTAGAAGAAAGTCTGAAAGCAAAAAACAAAGCTTGTGACATTCTTGGCTGTATATCCAGATACAAAGTGTGACATTCAAAAAGGCGGCTGGCAATACTTATCTTAATAAGGTCTATATTTTAATATTATACTTCTAATATCTTACTAATTATTATATATTATTTGTGGAGAAACTTATGGAAGAGGTTACCAAGGAAGGGATAGTCAAGTCTATACAATCGCACCAAAAACAATTGTCGGATATTTTAGAAGGACTTGATAAACTCGATAGCACGGACGATAAACGAACCAATAAGATTATCGTACAGAACATTATGTTTACTATGTATGAGTTCATAGATTCTGTAGTAAACACCGAGAACGATATTTACAGTTTTTTGAAGAGGAGAGAATAAAATGGGTTGTTCACTAACAAAAGAATTAAAAGAAGAGCACGACACAATGAAGAATCCCAAATTAGCGGGGGTCATTCATACTTGTCCAGTAATCGGGAAGCAGATTTGTCTTTGGTGCTGTCTTCATATTGCAGATGCGGCAGACCCTATGAGTAGAAACAATATGTTAGACAAATACCCAAATCTTGTTAAAGTTGAAGAAATTTCTGGAAGGGATTTTGACTCAATATGGGAAACTTGCTCCCGTTGCCACGTAAGGGCTTGACAATGAGCTAGTGGTATGCTATAATGGAATTAGACAGATTAAAAAGGGACGTTAATAAGTTACGTGATAAGACAGCCGAACTAACCGCACCTGGGTTTTCTTATTATGAGCAAGAGCTTATTAGGAGAATTATTAAATCAGTCCTTTCTCAAATAAAAAGTCCTAGTGATGTATCAACAGCTAAGGATATTCTTGCAAAGACGGAGTGGTTAGATGATGGATAAAGAATTTTTTGTTGTCACAGAGTACGAGAGAAAAGTTCTAAGGAACAATCGGATTATGGTTGTAAGTAGCGAGATTGACAGTGGTACTGCTCACGAGTTTATAGAAGATGTCCACGTAATTCTTAATGACCCTTCTAGAGAACCAGTAACCATAATAATTGCTTCACCTGGTGGAGACGTGTTTTCTGGTATAGCTATGATACGGGCAATGAGAAAAGCCCAATCAAAAGGTATAAAGTTTATTGGTGAAGTTCACGGACACGCTTGTTCTATGGCATTCTTTCTTTTACAGTGTTGTGATGAGCGTGCTATGGGTACTCTTGATGTTCTTATGGCTCACGGTATAACAACTGGTTTCTCTGGTGATATGAAAAATATGGAAGCAGAGACCAAACTGTTAAATTACTGGCATCACGAGTTATCAAACCTTGTTGCTAGTAGATGCTCTGGTGACGAGTTCAAAGAACCAGGTTTCTGGTACGAGATTTTGAGGGACAATACTCCTCAATGGTATACGGCTGAAGAATCTAAAGAAATGGGGTTAATAGATAGGATAGATGACACAGACAATAAAAGTTAAGAAAGTTCACTCAAAGGCAATCTTACCAAAGGTCGCAACTCAAGGTTCTGCTTGTTTTGATTTGTACTGTTGTGAAGACTTTGTTATGAGCAACGGTTATTTCGTAAAAGCTAAAACTGGGTTAATATTTGAGATTCCCAAAGGATACCACGTCAAGATTTATCCTAGGAGTGGTATGGCGGCAAAGGGAATAGTTATTCCTAACTCACCAGGAATTATTGATTCTGATTATAGGGGTGAGATTATTGTTATGTTATATGGTCTCTGTATGAAGGGACACGAAATTTTTCAAATTGGGCATAGAATTGCTCAAGGAGAGTTGGTAAAAGGAGAACCAGTTGATTTCCAAGTAGCTTCACAACTGTCCTCTACTGATAGAGGTTCAGGAGGATTTGGTTCGACTGGTAAGTAAGGAGAGGTATGAAAGAGGAATATGAAGTCTATTTAGCTGGACGTATAGCTAATCTAAGTTATGCTGAAGCTATGGAATCTCGTAATGAGATAATAAAGAAACTTCAAGCTGTAGGCATAAAATGTCGGACTCCAATGCGGGGTAAGCAACATTTAGAGAACACTAAGAAGATTGATAGCGATGCTTTTAAGGATGGTCTTACTATCAATGAAGTAATACAGCGTGATATTAGTGATGTAGAAAAAGTTGATGCTGTGGTAGTTTTGACTGGTGATGATGCTAGTTGGGGAACTGCTGGTGAGTTTTACTATGCTACTTGGATTTCCAAGACACCCACATTAGTTATTGCTAAAAATCATTGTGGTGGTTGGATGGAAAGATTCGCCACGAGAATAGTACCCGACTTTGACAGTGCTGTTGAGGTCTTGAAGCATTGGAAGAAATATTGGAATGGAAGTGGAGTTTACGATACGAGGTAGAAATGAGAGTAATTAAACGTGATGGAAGAATTGTAAAATATAATCCAGACAAGATAGTTCTTGCCGTTACGAAAGCTATGAAGTCCATAGGCAAAGTGGATGAGTCCATTGCTAAGAGTGTTGCTGATACTGTGACGAATAGCCTCAACGGTAACAAAGAGATTTCGGTTGAAGAAATACAAGACAAAGTAGAGAATGCGCTTATCAAGTTTGGTGATGCTAAACTAGCCAAGACATATATATTATATAGAGCGCAACGAGCGCAGGTTCGTGGGTTTAGAGAAGCTATTGGTCTTGAAGGTGATGAACTGAAGTTGGGGGTTAATGCCCTAGCTTTATTGGATAAGAGATACTTAAAGAGTTTTGACGGAAAGAAAGAAACACCGTCTCAGATGTTCAGGAGAGTTGCTAAACACGTTGCTTCTGTGGAAAAGAACTACGGTTCTAATCCAGAGTATTGGAGCAAGGTGTTTTATAATCTTATGGCTAACCAGATGTTTTTACCGAACACACCTTGTTTAGCTAATGCAGGCAACAAAGACCTGAACTATTTGTTTGCCTGTTACGCTTTTGAAGTTGGTGATTCTATGGAAGACATCCTTCAAACAGCTAAGGACTGTGGTATGGTTCAAAAGACAGGTGGTGGTGTTGGTCTTAATATATCCAAACTTAGACCGTCTGGTGATAAGGTAAAGTCAACTGAAGGTGTGGCTAGTGGACCTGTTGATTTTATGCGTATTTATGATACCATTAGTGATGTCATCAAACAAGGTGGGATTAGACGTGGTGGTAATCTTGGACTGTTATTAGTAAATCATCCAGACATTATCGAGTTTGTCAAGTGTAAGAACGATGAGACAAAGCTTAATAACTTCAACATATCAGTGGCAATAACAGATGAGTTTATGCGCTGTGTTGAGACTGGAGAGGAATTTCCTCTGGTTAATCCTAAAGATGGTAGTGTGGTAACTAAGGTTAATCCAAGACATCTGTTCCGTTTCATAGCTGAGTCAGCTTGGCGCAATGGTGAACCTGGATTCGTCTTCTGGGATAAAATAGAGAAAGATAACCCGACACCAAAACAAGGACATCTTATTAAGAACCTGTGCGGTGAGCAGGACTTGTTACCTTATGAAGCTTGTTGTCTTGGTTCTATAAACCTTGATAAGTTCGTTGAAGATGGTCAAATTGTTTATAATTCATTAAGGAAAGTTGTTCATCATTCGGTTAGATTCCTAGATGATGTTATAGACTCCTCAAATTATCCTCTGGACAAGATAAACGACAGAGTTCACGGTAACAGAAAAATTGGGTTGGGTGTTATGGGCTTTGCTAATATGCTGTTTATGTTGGGAATACCGTATGATTCTGACGAAGCAGTTGATATTGCTAGTGATGTTATGAGTTTCATAAGTAATGAAGCTAAAAAAGCGTCTGCTAGACTTGCTGAAGACCGAGGTGATTTCCCCACTATAGGTGAATCTGTGGTTAAAGCTCCTAGAAGAAATGCTACTCTAACTACTATTGCTCCAACAGGCAGTATTAGTATTATTGCTGAAACATCAAGTGGCATAGAACCAATCTTTGCAATTGTTTATCAGAAGACCAACATATTGGAGAATAACACCTTCTTTGAAGTTAATCCGATTTTTGAGGATGTAGCTAAGAGAGAGGGTTGGTATTCAACAGCACTGATAACTAAGATTATAAAGAACGGTGGCACTGTTGAAGGGTTACCAGAAGTACCTGATAAGTGGCAGAAGATTTTTAGAACCGCTTTAGAAATAAGTCCAGAGTGGCATATAAAAATGCAAGCGGCATTCCAAAACACTGTTGATAACGCTATATCTAAGACAATAAATATGTCTAATGGTGCTACAGTTGAGGATGTTGAGCAGGCTATTCTTCTTGGGTACAAGCTTGGGTTGAAAGGTTTGACCGTGTTTAGAAACCAGAGTAGGACTAAGCAAGTTCTTGAGACTCTGTGTGTAGAGTGCGAAGATGGTGTGTGTCCTATCGTACCACCAGTAGAAGAGTCTAACTAATAGGGGTTGATGGTGGAGGGTTTTATTGTGAAAAGTAATGTCTTAACGGCAAATAAGCCCAAAACCATAGATTATATGAAAAATTTGTGTGCTATCTGTTGTCGTCCCTTATATACGGAAAACCCAAAAGTGTTCTTCTGTAGTAGATGTTATCACGATTGGGAAAAGGAAATAAAAGCTAAGGTTGGGTGGGTTAAGTTCCTTATAAACGATGAAAAGAAGAGACGAAGATGGGATACTTATATGGATAGCGGTGAAACTGTGTCAGTTCAATTGGTTTATCTCGGTAGCGAATTCGATGTTGATACCAACGGTAACCTAATTTATAGGGATAGCAGAAATGGGTAGGAAGAAGAAGGGTTCAGCATTACAAGAGAAGATTGACAAGTATCTAGAGACTTACGAGCTTGATGACCTCAATCAAGCTAACGATATGGCGGCTCTTACTCAGATGTGCCAGCTTGAACTGAACATAGAGAGAATACAAGAAGCTCTTGATAACATTGAGTATGGTGGTAAAAAGGGTACTGAGGTTGACTCAAAGAAAATACGTGAGTTGCATAGTGCTCTTCGTGATGCTAACCAGAACTGGGTAACCCTACAAACAGAACTTGGTATTAACAGAAGAAAGAGACAGAGTGAAGAAGACGAAACCCCATTAAAGTACATAGAAAGAATACAAGACCAGGGAAAAAAGTTTATTGATGCTAGGTTTAAGAAGCTTACTTGTTCTAAGTGTGGACAATTGTTGGGTAAATATTTCTTCTATGTTACTGAAAAAGGTGAACGTGGTTCTATGGAGAGTGAGACTAAACCTGTTGAAGAGTACAAATACACTATAAGACACGAGTGTTGGAAATGTGGCACTATATCAGAAATATCTAACGAATCAATTGTGTTGGCTGAGAAATGAAAGAAAAGGTAGTCCTAAATGAGGGTGATTTAGCGGTACTTGAGATACTGGATGACCCAGTGTTGTTTGGTGAGTTTGTCAGAAGTGCGGACGAGGAACTAGATGAAGGTAAAGGGTGGCACTATGATAACTACCAAAGAAAGATGCTTATAGATAGTGGTCATTATGTGAGTATTGCTACTGGTCGTTCAACTGGTAAAACAGCCAGTATGGAGACTAGAATAATATGGAATGCCATATCTAATACTTACAGAAAAGCAAGTGCTAATGAAATACTTCTAGTTGTTCAGAATAAAGCACAGCTTGACCCAGTTTTTCTCAGAATAGTCAGGTTCTTCAGGATACATCCTTTACTGAAGCACTTTGTTGATAGACAGAGTGTTAATATGTCAAATCACGAAATACGACTACTTAATAACTGCTTAATTCGTTGCAGAATTGTTGGTTCTACCGCAGACAGCAACGTTATCGGTTTGCACGTACCTTGTATTTATGTTGATGAGGCACAGGTTTTCGGTTATTCTGCGTGGAACTCATTGATGCAGTGTCTTACCACTTGGGATACTGATTTCTTCTTGTGGGTCAGTGGTGTACCTAATGGTCTAAGAGAGAAGAATGTTCTCTATGAGTGTGACCAGTTGGATGATAAATTTTCTCGTCATAATGTTTCTAGGTTAAAGAGTATCAGGTATACTAAAGAACAGCACGAATTTGACCTAAAACAGTATGGTGGAGAAAATGGTGACGATTATGTCCACCTTGTTCTAGGAGAACACGGTTCTCCTGCTTTCTCAGTATTCGATAGAAAATTGATGAAGATTGAGGATTACCAAGTCTCCATATCAGTGTTAAACAATGTCACTCTTGACCAGTGCGCTGGTAATTTTAATGAAGTTCTCAGAGCACCAGATTTACCATATGATATACAGAAAAAGTATGACCTAATTATTGCTGGTATTGACGCTGGTTTCTCTAATGACCCAACCATTATCACAATATTGTGGAGAGATGCGGCTACTCAGTTATGGAGAGAGTTCGCCAGGTTTGAACTCAGAAGAATAAAATATCCTGTCCAAGCAAAAATAATTGATTGGTTGGATAACATCTACGGTTTCAATATGGTAGCCATAGACGCTGGTAGCTCTGGTCTTGCTTTGTGTCAAATATTGCAGGATGATGAAGGAGACTTCAAACATAAGGAGTATACCAAGAGACTGACTCCTGTTGACTTCCAAGCCAATGTTATTACTGGGTATGATGATGAAGGTAAGGAACTAAAAGATAGGGTAAGGAAGTTTACCATACAAACGTTACAAAAGTGGACTCAAAACGACCAAATCATAGTGTTTTCTAACCAAGACGATGATGTCATATCTGAACTTGAGAGAGTTGGATTCACTAGGGATATGTTAGGTCAACCTAAATATTTTGTATACTCACCGCAGGGTGGTCAGAAGGGTGAAGACCACATTTTGGCATCTATTTTAACGTGGGTGTATGGTTATTATTATAATTACTACTCACCTGAAAAACCAAAGACAAAGGGTAAGTACAAGGACTTGGCTAAGGGTGGATGGTTGCAGAGGTAAATATGGACGATAAAGAGAAAGTAAGTGGTGAAGTTGCCACTGGAGTTGAGAAAGAACAGTTAAAGCTTGTAAAAGCTTCTGTAAATGTTATAACGGACCCACAGCAGTCTGGGTTATTGTTTACTGGTGACGTTGATAAGTTAGAAATACCTACCGATTATCATAAATTGATTAAGGTTTGTAGGTTCTTCTATCTTCACGACCCTATTGCTGGAACGGTTCTGAATAAGATGGTTGATTGTGCCATTACTCCTTTAACAAACAGGAAGGGTGAGTGTGATGATGAGGAGTATGAGACTTATAATGCTTTAACAGAAATGCTACAAGAGTTTTTCAGGAACGTGTGCCTAGAATACTTGCTTTCTGGTTTAGTCATACCTCATTATGAATGGAATCGTGTTAAGGGAAGTGACCTTTCTCCTAAGCTCAACTCTAGGAGAAGAGTAGTAGTTCCTGATAACATATGGTTCAGAGACCCCGCAACCGTAACCGTAAAGAATTCACCTATCCCAAATAAGAAATACTTCTACGTTAATGTTGATGCTAATACCATTAGTTTCATAAAGTCTGGTGGTAAGTTACCTGATGGTTCTTATGACAAAGAGACATATGAAGAAATGGTTAGAAACTATCCTGAGTTTGTAAGAGCAGTAAAATCTATGAAGGGTACTAAGATGGAGATTCGTCTTGAGGGTGTCCGTCCTATACTATCTAAGACACTACCTGAATCACCATATCCACTACCTTATATGGAGAACGCTCTTGAGTCATTGATGCACAAGAGAAACTTGAAGAGAATGGATTATGCTATTGCGGCACGTGTAATTGGTGCTATCCAGCTTATAAAATTGGGTAGTGATGAGTTTCCTTGTACTGATGATGGTGATTTTGACCACATCAAGCAACAGATGACATACAGAACAAGTTCAGGAAGACAGGAACGTGTGTACCAGCTTTTTGCTAACCACACGCTTCAGATTTCTTGGGTGTTCCCTGATACGCAGGCTTTGTTGAATAGAGAGAAGTATTCTGTAGTAGAAGATGACATAATTGCGGCATTTGGTTTCCCAAGAACGTTGATTACAGGTGAAACTTTACGTTCAAACGTATCTGGTGGTACTGATTTTGCGGCTTTCTCTCCTATTGCTACAATGGAGACCATCAGAGATAGGTTTATTGAGTGGTTAAAGGTTATGTACACTGAAGTAAAGGAAAAGAACGGATTCAAGCATCAAGCAATTCCAGCATTTACCCCAATGAGACTGTACAAACTTCTTGACCTTAATACTATTGGACAAACATTGTATCTTGAAGGTAATATTTCTCGTAAGAGTAGACAAGAGCTTGTTGGTCTTGACTTCGACACTGAAGTAGAGAGAAAGGCTGAGGAAGAGAAAATTATGAAGGAGAAGGGTGTACCTGATGCACCACAAGTTCCTTACTCTTCACCTAACATTGGTAATAATCCTAAGAATCAGCCTAAAAATCAACAAGACCAAGCCGAGAATGAGAACGGTAAATTAGCTGAAGCAGAGTAAGGGGTGGCAATGAAATTTCAAGTCGTTTATGACTTAAAACAATACGATTCTGTATTGATTCCTATAGAGGATGAGTTAAGAAAGCGAGGGTGGGACATTGTAAAAGGTTCTGCCAGTAGTTACAATACCGATAGTGTAAGTGGCTCTATAGGATGTCAAACAGGGGGATGGATAGACAAGAACCCAATGAAGTCACCGTCATTCTTGATATTTCACGGTGTTTCGTTTATAAAGCAGTGGGCTAGACAGTATAGAAATTGGGACTATGTAATAGTTCCTAGTAAATTTTGGGAAACGTCTATCAAATCTGGTTCTGGTTTGGCTACCCCACTTGGTTTGGGATGGTCTAAATCAGATTTGTTGTTGGCTAATAAGGACAAAAAAGAAGAGTTTGGAGACTTAATAAGAAAGAGACATAACTTGAATGAGTCACCAATTGTTCTATTTGCTCCTACTTATTCTAAGAACAAGTCAAATCAGTATCCAGGTAATGCGGCACAACTTCGTACTGTTGTTAAGTGCTTACCAGAGTATAACGTAATATTTATGCCCCACGTTATGTGTGACTTAAAATCATCTTTTGATGACTATAAACCTAGAGTATCACACGAGTATACTAAGAAGCACGAATATTTGCTCGGTGCGGATGTTTTAATAAGTGACACATCAAGTCTAGTATTTGAGTTTGCTCTTTTAGATAAACCTGTAGTTATGCTTAATAATACATCAATTCATAACTATCTAGCTCTACGTGGCACAGATGAAATAGTAGAGTTGGGTGACATTGTTCCGATAAACAATCTTGGGTTGCTTAGTGATATTGTCAAGAAAAATATCGAAAATCCCAGTATAAACAGAGACAAGAGGGCGTTTTGGGTGGACAAGTGTTTGGGTTATTGTGATGGTAACTCTACCAAAAGGATAGTTGACAAGTTGGAGGAAATCTGTGGATAGTTATGGGATAGATTTTTCTAAATACCCAATGATTGGTAATCCAGATTGGATGTATTGGGGTAAATTTAGTGTTGGAACAGTAGGTAGAGCTTTTACCAAAGAAGAGTATTTCAAAAGGTATCGCTCACACGCTCACAAGATTGTTGATTCTATAGTTGCTTACTACAATCCACAGAATGTCCTATCGCTAGGGTGCGGGTTAGGTTTTGATGTTGAAAGATTTGTTCAACTAGGTATTGATGTAATCGGACTTGAGATAACACAGTCTGGTATTGACAATTCTCCAGTTAGTGAGTATATTGTCAACGGTTCTGCCACTGACCTATCAATTTTTAACGACAAAGAATTTGATGTGGTAGTGGCTCTTGAGCTTATGGAACATCTCCCACCAGAACTCACTGAACAAACCATAAGGGAGATAAGGAGAGTTGGTCGCACTTTTGGTGTTTTCACCATAGGAAGAGGGACGCAAGACCCGACTCACATAAATTTGCGACCACGTGAGGAATGGATGAAATTACTATCGCCCGTAGATACGAAGTTTGAGCGTTTCTTGAGGGATGACCTTAAAAGGAAGCAACTCGTTGATATGGTGTGGGATAGAGTTTATATTGCGAGGTTAAATGATGAAAGCAGTAATAATGTGTGCGGGAATGGGAACGAGACTGGGTGTGGACTTCCCGAAAGCACTTCTTAAAGTTGATGGAAAAACTTTACTTGAACATAAGGTTACTGGACTCAGAGACATTGGTATAGACGAAATCTATGTAGTCACTGGGTTTAAGCACGAAATGTTCCCCCAAGATTTGGGTGTAAAATATGTGCATAATGATAAGTTTTCCGAGAGTGGCAACGCTTACAGTTTTTATTTGGCACTGAAAGAATGTGGTACTGATGATTATGTAGTCGTGTTGGACGGAGATTTAATGCTTGACTACAGAATCTATTTTGACATTCAACCTAAGTTCCAGTATTTCGTTGACAATCTTGGTCATCACTGGAAACCAGGAGAACTTGGAATAAAGGTTGATTTTAACAACAGAATAGTTGATATTGGTCGTGAATACGACTATTGTGTAATGTTAGGATTTGCTGTGTATCCCCCTGAGTTTATTCGTAGAGTGTTTAAGCATCTCAACACTAATGACATTCAGAAAGAAGAACTTATTGGAATAGTAAGAAAGTACATAAATTCTTTCCACGCTGTTCCTGAGTTTGTAAGATATGACTGGATGGAGATAGACACTAAAGAGGATTACGAAAAAGCTAAAAAGCTGTTTGATGCACCAAAACTTGAGTACAGCAGTAGCATAACTCTGAAGGAGCTTAACTCTTTATACAAGGATATGGGAGAGTTTGGTGGTCTTCATCTTAGTATGCGTAGCTTGGAACGTGATAGTACAATCCTTAGAAATTCTACCTATGCTGTAGCTAGAAGAAATGGTAGAGTAATTGGTAGTGGCAGAATATTTAGTGACGGTGCTTACGCTGTAGCCATTTGGGACGTTATGGTCAGACCTTCTTACCAGAGGCAGGGAGTAGGTACTTTGATTGTAGAGAGACTGTTTGAAGAAGCTGAGAAGCTTCATCCGATAAAAGTATTCTTGATTGCTGACCCTGGAAAAGAAGATTTCTACAGAAAATTTGGTATGGAGCTTACAAGAGCACCTGCTATGGAGAAGAGATATGACTATGATAAATTTTCACCAAATTGGAAAGAATAAACAAGAGGACTTTAACGCTTTATCCGAACCTAAAAAGAGACTCGGTGTAGCTAGTTCAGGAGACCTAGACAGGTTCTTCTTAATTGGCAAAGGTGATAGAGAATTTTTGTATGATGTGTGGGGCAGAAAGTACATTGACTGTACTTCTCAAGGTTGGGTTTCAGCAATAGGACACAGCAATCGTAGAGTGATTGATGCTGTTATGAACGTTATGGATAACGGACTTGTTCACGTTCGTCCTAGCTATTATACTATTCCTAAACTAGAGTTGGCTTATAGACTCATAGAACTTGCTCCTGATAATCTTACTAAAGTAAATTTCTGCTTACACGGTTCTTTAGCTGTTGAGGGTGCTATTAAGTTGGTTCTTATAAGGAGACCAAATGACCCTATAGCTGTTCTTGACACTGGTTTTTGTGGCAGAAGTTTGTTTACTGGTTCTCTGAGTTGGGATTCAGTGGAGAAACCAGAGTTCTATCAAGTACGTAACGAAGTTATTAAAGTACCTAGTGCTTATTGCTATAGATGTAAGTTTGGTAAGACGTGCGGTTCTTGTAGCTTCGAGTGTATTGAAGAAACTGATAAGGTATTCTCAGAGAAGAAACCTAGTATGTTTATTTATGAACCTATTCAGGGTAATGGTGGACAAATTACGTTTCCTCGTGAGTATCATAAGCTATTGAGAGAGACTTGTACACGGCACGGTGTTACTATGATAGCAGATGAGATGCAGACAGCTTTTGGTAAGTTACCAGAGTTGTTCGCTTCCTATCTTTATGATATAAAACCCGACATAATAACAGTAGGTAAAGCTCTTGGTGGTGGATTCCCCTTAGCGGCTACTCTTTATGGTGATGCGTTTGACTTTAGAGGTGGTGACCAGACATTCACTTTTGCGAGCTTCCCATTAAGTATGGTTGCGGCTCTTGAGACGTTAAAAATATTGGATGAGGAACGTATATGTGAGCAAGTTAAAGACAAGGGTGAAGTTTTTAAGAGAGAGTTGCTAAGACTGCAAGATAAGCACGAAATCATAGGTGATATTAGGCAAGAGGGAATGCTTATAGGCATAGAGTTGGTAAAAGACCGTACTACTAAAGAACCTTATCCTGACAAAGTTCAAGAAGTTATTGACTATGGTATAAATACTGGTGGTGTTTTGTTTGGTTGTGATAAACACGCAGGTCTTGGTTGTGTCCTGAAAGTAAAACCACCTTCAGTTATGGGATATGATAGTATTGCTAGAGTTATTGAGGTTCTAGATGAGGGACTGCGTGAACGTAAATAAAGTATTTGACTACGATGATTTTTATACTCCCGAACTTGAAGAAGCTAGAGCTATGACTGGTTCTCAATTTCACAGAAAGTCTTGGGAGAACCTTATAATGACCTACGGTTTTAATAAGTTGGGTTGTTTTGATAGTGGTAAAATTGCGTTAGGTCTTGGCTGTTTGGTTGAACCACTAATGTTTCTCTATTCTAACCACTTTGAACACACGTATGCTACTGATATTGCATACTATCCTAAGAAGTTTTGGGGTAAGGATAACTTTACCCCAGAGCAAGTTTATTCTATGGCAAAAATACCTTATGACAGAAGAAAACTAACTGTACTTCCTATGGATATGAAAAAGTTGGATTTTGATTCCGAGAGTATTGACGTTGTTTGGAGTTCTTCTAGTGTTGAACACGTTGGAGCATTAGAGGATGTGTTGAAGTGCTTTTCAGAAGTAGAGAGAGTCTTGAAACCAAGTGGTATATGCGGGATGACAACTGAGTGGAATTTGGATAACCAAGACAAAGTTATAAAGTTCTACAATGTGCTTTGTTTTAATTTACGTGTTTTGGATGAGATAAGCAAAAGGTGTCCTAAACTTGTTCTTGTTGAACCTATGACAACAACTAGAAGTGACAATCCTAAAAACCTAGAACCAGAATTTCTTAGAGGTAAGACCCACTTTGCTGTTCATAAAGGACACGTTGATTTTACTTCAGCATCCATTTTTTGGAGGAAGCGTGAGTAAGTATACAGAGCTTTTAAGCAAGTATCCATTGAAAGGTAACTTTAATTTAGGAACAGTTCCAGAACTTCAGTGGGTGTTAGAAAATATAAGGTACTGTGGAGTAGCACTTGACGTTGGATGTCACGAAAGCAGACTGGGTGATTTCTTAGTTGATTACTATGATGAAGTATTTGGTATAGACATAAACGAACAGTCGTGTTGGGGTGATTTTTCTAACAGAAAGTTCAAGCTTTTGGTGGGGGATGTACGCAATTATGTCTTTAATCGAACGTTTGATGACATAGTATTTATGTCTAGTCTAGAACACATCGGTCTAGACGCTTATCATAACACTTGGGTTGACCCAAATGGGGATAGGCAGGCATTATTATCAGCTAGACAACTTCTTAGTGATGGTGGTCTCATCTATGTTACCGTACCCTATGGTAACTGGAATGCTGGTAAATCTAGGTGGGGAGATAACTGGATGCGTGTTTATACCGAAGAGGCACTGAACAATCTCTTAACAGGGTTTGACGTGGTTAGGAAAGACTTGGTTGACAATAATCAGAGAGTTTGTTTGGTGGTGAAATGAAAGTATGTACCAAGTGTAATAGAGTTGTTAATGATAAAGAAGAAAAATGCCCTGAATGCGGTAACACCGAATTTCAGGCTCTTTTGTTCAGAGAAAATGAGTAGAGGTAAATAATATGAGTCCGTATGGTATTCCGAATGAAAAACCAGAGCAGACTAAGTGGATGGAACGTTGCGTGACTGGAGTTATGGAAGGTAACCCCGACTATGAAAAGTCACGTGCTGTTGCTATCTGCAAAGCTAATCTGAAGAAGAATAATTGGAAAGTTCCGAAGGAATCAGAAAGTGAGTTAAGTCTTAGAGAAGAAGTCTACGAGCTTGAGAAGAAACTTCGTGAAGCTTTTATGGGTCCAGCTTATGACTTGAAACCAAGCGATGGTCCTTGGATTGAGGACATTTATGATACCTATGCTATTGTTACTAAAGGTTCTTCCTGTTGGAAAGTTCCCTACGCAATGAACGGAGATACCGTAACTGTAAATTGGGACAAAGCTGTCAAGGTTGAACGTAGAGTAGTATGGGAAGAGGCGAAGGAAGAGGCTTCTAAAGATGTTAAAGTTCCGCAGGTAAGACGTATAAACAATGGTAGAGTTGTTACCTACGGTGGAAGGACAGGATAAGGAGAGGGTTATGAGGGTCTTATGGATTGGAGATGCTGTAATAAATTCGGGGTTTAGCGTTGTCACTCACAACATTTGTAACGAGTTATCTAAGTTGTGCGATGTTACAGTCTTAGGTATTGGGTATGATGGTAGAACTAGGCATCCTTGCCCGTTTTATATCTATCCAGGTTACCATAATGGTGATATGTACTCTTTTGATTTTGCGGCTAATTTGATTTTGAAAGAGTCTCCTGATGTAGTGGTAGTATTCAATGATTTACCCATAGTACATAGTTACTTAGATAGAATTGTTGAACTGAAGAATACTAATGGCATTAGTGCTAAAGTTGTACCACTATTTCCAATAAACTTTGTTCCACCCAATAGATTGGACATACTTAATCTAAGCTTCAAAAATGTTGAAGAGGTTTTAGTATATACTGACTTCTCTAAAACGGTTGTAGAATCAATAAATCCACAAATTAAAGCCACTTCTGTTTATCACGGTGTTGATGTGGGGACGTATTTTCCAGTACAAGATGCTAAGATTAAATACGGTCTGAAGGACTGTTTTGTGGTTGGTAACGTAAACTCCAATACATATAGAAAGCGTCTAGACCTGTTCTTAAAAGGGTTTGCCACGTTTGCCAAGGATAAAGATGATGTTAAATGTCTGTTACACGCAAGCAACAAGGATGTCTCTTATGATTTGAGTCTTGTAGTAAAAGATTTGGGTATTGAGGGCAAAACAATTCTAAGTATGAACAAACTCAGACCAGAAGAGTTGAATATGCTCTATAATCTTATGGACGTTAACGTCAATACGGCTATGGGTGAAGGTTTTGGATTGTCATTGATAGAAGGAGCGACTTGTGGAGTTCCTATCTTATGTCCAGAATACGGTAACCTAGCAGATATTTGGGGAGATAGTGCTTCTTACATTAAATTGAGAGATTTGGAGTATGTAGCTGGTACTAGATTTGTGGGTGGTGCTATAGATGTAAATGATATGGCAAGCAAACTTAATACCCTATATGAAGATAGAAACCTACTTTCTGATATGGGTAAAAGAGCCATTGAATGGTCTAAATTAGACAAATTTAAGTGGTCTACTATTGCTAGTAAGGTTCATAAGACCCTTATTTCGGTAAACAAAGATAAACTTTCATTTGTTAGCTAAAATAATCAAAAATAATGCAAGAAATTTTTGTCAAAACGCCTGGAAAATGGTAGTATATAGTAGGAGCCTATAAACAGGTTCTATGCCCGCTTTGGGCGTTTGGAGTATACAATGAAAGAAACGGTATTGAATATAAGTCTTAACTTCATTGAGGAAAAAGACCTAGCCCAAGCAGGTATTCCCGATGAATATAAGAACCCCCTGTTGACGTGGGTTAGATTTATCTTTACAGATGATAAACCCAATGCTAATAAACAGGGAATTAGCCAAGACGAATTTCCTAATCTTATAAAGTCTATGGCTTATATGCCAATCAAAGCTAACTTTGATTCAGAATTTGGCTTGGAAGGTCACTCTGACGCTCGTATTATAGGGGTAATAAAAGCAGGTCAGCAAGAGGGTGATAAAGTAGTGGCAGTTGGAGCTATTTACCACGATGAGTTCCCCGATGTCGTTGATTTCTTTAAGAGAGAGATGGCTGAAGGTAACAGAGTTGATTTCTCTTGGGAAATCCGTTACAAGGATTCTGATGAGAAGGATGGTGTTGAGTGGTTAAAGAACATTACTACAAAAGCTGTAACGGCTGTTCAACATCCTGCATATGAGGGTAGGACACCTCTCGTATCTATTAGTGCTAAGGATTTAATCCAATTGATAGATGACGAATTGAAGGACAGAAAGGTTACTGAGGTGGTTAAGAAATGAAAAGAATTTTAGATTTGACCGAAGTATCTACCCCTCAGTTATTGGAGATTAAGAAGGTTTTGAGTGCTGGTGTTCGTGCTAAGGCTGAAACATCTATAGCTCAAGAAAAATCTTATCTATGTCATAAGAGTCCACCTGCTGGCTATCCAAAAGAGAAGACAGAATATGGTGACCCTGCGTGCTATAGATACCCCTTAAATACTAAGGCTAGATGCTTAGCCGCTTGGAGATATGTTCACCAAGCAGATAATAAAGCGATTTTGGGTGACAAATTTAAGAGCGTAGAAAGTAAAATACGTGGCTACGCAAAGAAACACTACAATTTAGACCTTCAGGTCGGAGAATCAGATGAGTTTAATTGGGAACAAGCATTTATGGAATACTATGATGCTGAAACTATGGGAGAGCGTTGTGATACTATCGTGCTTGAACCCGAAGAGTCTGACTCAAATAGTGAGGTAGATATAATGGAAGATAAAGAGAAGATTGTGGCTCTTGAGGCTGAAGTCAAAACTTTGAAGGATGAAAAGGAAACTTGGAGTTCTACGAAGACTGACTTGGAAACCAAAGCTTCTCAGGTTGAGACCCTTACACAAGAGTTGACAACCTTGAAGACAGAGGTTGAGGCTCTTAGGAAGTTCAAGACCGATACCGAAGAAGCGGCAAAGAGAGCCGAGAAAATTAAGGGTATCAAGAGTAAGTTAGATGAAGCTGGTATTGCGGCTGATGTTGATACTGAGGCTGACTACTGGTTGAGTATGACCGAAGATACTTTGACTAAGACAATTGCTAAAATGAGTGCGTTGTCAAAGGGAGCGAAGGCTTCTGCAAGTATTAAAGTTCCCCCTGTTGGTGGTGAAGACGAACCTGACGCAAGAAAGGTGGTTTCTGACGCATTGAAAGCACGCAAACAGGCTAAGGATAAATAGTGAGGTAATCTAATGGGTGTAGAAATTAGA